GGTAGAGAGAGCTATGTACCTTGAAGGCCATTTAAAGGCTAGGGATGTTCTAGATCCCAGAAGAAAACGAGAATGGGAAGACTAAATGGATGGCTTAAAGATACCAGTAGCTCTAGTTTTTGCAATGTCTATCCAATTAGTAGCATTAGTTTGGTATATTAGTAATCTAGTCCACGATATAGAACATCTGCAGAACACAGTAGTAGAACAGCAGGAACAATTAGACGTATTAAACCTGGATGTAAACGATCTGTGGAACTTTTGCACCTTTACTGAAAACAAATGGGCTGAAGCCTACGTTGGAGACATGGTTTATGAACGTGTTTGTGGAAATAAAGAGGTTATAGAAAAGTAATGGTAATAGACTTTGACGTAGATGGTGATGGTAAGATCACAGAACAAGAAGTAGCTATGAAAGAACGTATGCTCGAAGTAGAGCTACGTGAAGAGAAGGCTGAGTCACAAAAGAAGATGGCTTGGATAGCTATGGTGATGATGATTGGCTTTACAGTTGTTCTATTTACACCTCTAATGTCAGATACACGAGTAGCAGCCCTTGCAGATTTGTTAGGGTTGTTTTATATTGCACAAACTGGTATAGTAGCAGCATATATGGGAGCTACAGCTTACATGGCAGGAAAACCAATGGGCAATAAGGTAGCTATGAAGAAGGATATGAGATAATGTCAAATAAAAAAGGTTACCATCCTGGTGGATCTGTCCCTAGAAGAAATCCAAATAGATATTCTACAAGACCTTTAATGCAGGGAGAGGTTAACCAACGTAGGTCTGCGAGTAGAAAGCCTAAACCTACTCAAAAAAGTTCAGTATCTAACTCATCTATTTTACAACGTGATCAATTTCAAAAAACAGCTCAAAAACCTCAAATAAGTCAGGCCAAACAATTTTCACAACCTTTTAGAATGCAAAGACAGCCACAATTAAATATTTTAGGTAGGCAATACTCTAAAGGTGGTTTGCTTAAATCTTCTAGTAAATTAAATACAGGCATTAAATTAAGGAAATAACAGTATGAGTTTTAGATTAAGTCAGAGATCAATGGACAGATTAGAGGGTGTACATCCTGCTATGACCGGAGTTGTAGAAAGAGCTATACAACTTACAGATATAGACTTTGGAGTTACTCAGGGTATACGTACCCTAGATGAACAAAAAGCTAATGTAGCCGCAGGAAGATCTCAGACTATGCGTTCTAAACACCTACTACAGGATGATGGCTTTAGCCATGCAGTTGATGTAGTAGCTTACGTAGGCCCAGACGTATCCTGGGAGTTGAACTTGTATGATAACATCTGTGATGCTTTTAAACAAGCTGCAGAAGAGACTGGGGCATCCGTTAAGTGGGGAGCTGCCTGGTCTGAGGGAGATATTAGAACTTATCCTGGCACAGCTGAGGATGCAATGATGGCATACGTAGACTTACGTAGGTCACAGGGTCGTAGGCCATTTATTGATGCGCCTCATTTTGAGCTGATGTAATGCGATGGGTAATTCTAACTCTATTCTTATCTGGTTGTGGTTTGAGTACTCTTCTGTCGCTAGGAGGATCAGGCGGACCTACGGTAAATTCTAACGCCCAAGTAGGTAAAGAAAATAAACAAGCTGTTATAACGTATGAAGATGAAACAAATACTAGTGCAGGTAGAGACGTTATACAGACTGAAGTTATAAAAGAAGTAGAAACAGGTAAAGTGGAAAACTTAGATATTATTAATACTAATATACCCCCTTGGGTAATGTTACTTCTAATACTTGGTTGGTTACTACCAACTCCAACAGAGATAGCTAGAGGCTTTATAAATTTTGTGTTAAGATTGTTTGGAAGAAAAGATAATCCAAAGTATGAAAGATACAAAACATGAGAAACTATAAGAACGAGTATAAAAAGTATCAAGGCACAGCTGCACAGAAAAAGAATAGAGCTTCACGTAATGCAGCTCGCAACACTTTAAAAAAAGCAGGGGTAGTTAAAAAAGGTGATGGTAAAGACATAAACCATCGTAATGGTAATCCTAGAGATAATAGTGCAAAGAACCTGTCAGTAACAACTAAACGTGCTAACAGATCTTTTCCTAGAAATAGTAGAGCAGGAAAAAGATAATGGCAATACCTGAGCGAGTAAAAAACAAAATGAAAGAGGTTGGACTCAAGGGTGTCAACAAACCTCAACGTCTTAATGATAGCAGTGGTAAGTCCCATCATGTTATGGCTTCTGAAGGTGGTAAGTACAAGTACATCAAGTTTGGACAAAAGGGTGTAAAGACAAACCAGACTGCAGGGCAACGTGAAGCTTTTAAATCACGTCATGCAAAGAATATTAAAAAAGGTAAAATGTCTGCTGCATACTGGGCAGATAAAGTTAAGTGGAGTCCTTCAAAAACGAAGTCTCCCTCAAAGAAATGGAAAAAAGGATCATAAAATGAAAACAACGGTAATTGCAACTGTAGTTGCACTAGCAGCTACATCAACATCAGCTATGGATTTTTCTGTCGCAGGACAGACATTATCTATCGGTGCAGACTCTGACATCAACTATACCACTGGTGTAGAAGAGTGGGAGTGGGAACTAACTCCATCAGCAGGAATAACTGCTATGGGTATTGGACTAAGTGTAGCTACTGACATTGATATGTTAGAGCTAGACGAAGGAGACATCTTTCAAGGACTAGACTTCACTGCAAAATATGAGGTACCTAGCACTTATATTAATTTATATACTGAAGTATCTACAGATTCAGACTTAGAGTTTGGTGACGTAACAGTAGGGGCTATGGTTAGTTTCTAATGTGGATAGCCTTTATGCTTCTCTGTACTGGACCTTCTGCATTAACTTGCGAAGTTATGGCTAAAACAGAATCAACGTTTGTTACAGAGGAAGCATGTGTTCAAGAAGCACTAGTAGTAGCTAGGTATTTTCAAGAACAAGGGTATCTAGCAATACCACAATGTAAAAAAATAAATATGGGAGTTTCATTATGAGAGTAATTAAATGGTTTGGAAGATATTTAAAAAGAATTGCATGTGCACTATTAAATATTAAATGCGGTGCAGATTGTAACTGTAAGGCTTAATAACATGAAGAAGAAATCCACTGTAAATGCTGCTGGTAACTACACAAAACCGACTATGCGTAAGAATCTTGTCTCAAGAGTTAAGGCAGGTTCCAAAGGTGGCAAACCTGGACAATGGTCGGCAAGAAAAGCGCAGATGGTTGCAAAACAATACAAAGCAAAAGGTGGGGGGTACAAGACGTGAAAGTAAACGCACCAAAAGGATACCACTGGATGAAACAGCCTGATGGTGGTTATAAGCTAATGAAACATACAGGTAAGTTTGTCCCTCACAAAGGAGCAAGCTTGTCTGCTAACTTTGCAATACAAAAGGTTCACAATGAGTCTAAAAAGCCCACAAAAAAGTCTTAAGTCTTGGGGTAAACAGAAGTGGAGAACTTCTGACGGGTCTCCTTCTAAAGGCAAGAAAAGGTATTTACCTGATAAAGCCTGGAATGCTTTAAGCTCAGGTGAAAAAAGAGCAACTAATGCAGCAAAGTCAGAAGGTAATAAAAAAGGTAAACAGTTTGTAAAACAACCTAAAAAGATTGCAGACAAGGTTAAATCATATAGAGCAGTAGCAGAAGGAGGCGTTATGAAAAAACCAATGAATGAAGGAATGAAAGCACTTAAGAAAGAAGCACCAGATGTAGCCAAGAAGATGGGCTACAACTACGGTGGTATGACTAAGAAAAAGTCAGGCTACATGGGTGGTGGAATGGGTAAAATGAATGACATGCGTAAAACAGGAATGTTTTATGGTGGTATGACTAAAAAGAAAAAGGCTTAAAATGAAACTAGATGGTGATAAAGTAGTTGATCAATACGGTGCTGTTCTTGCGGAATATATTCGTGGGGAATGGCACACTAAAGATCCTGCCGTATTGGATTTTGTAAAAGATACAAAAGAAGTAAAAGTACGTGCTCGTAATGACAAGGGTCAACTTGTTGGGGATGATCCTTCTACTCCTGATGTAAACGAAGCTTGGACTACTAAGGTAGTTAAGAAAGTAAAAGGTAAATAGTGACTATACTAGCAGATGCTAAATTCTTTTCAGCGGCTAAAGACCTCACTGCAACTGCAGGTGGGGCAAGTGGTAATGTTATCTATACTTGCCCTAATAACTATACAAGCCTTATTAAATTCCTGCATGTATCTATTGGAGCTAACTCTACTAAAAAGTATAGCCTTCAATGGTATGAAGCTTCTACTACAACTTATCATTTTATTGTGGATGATCACAGTCTTGCAGGTAACAGTCTTGAAGAGGTAGTACAAGGTGGTAGTTACCTTGCACTATCTCCTGGAGATAAAATTGTAGGTTTTGAGGAATCAGGTGCAGATGCTCATATTATACTATCGGGTGAGGAGCATTACCAACCGACATAACGGGATTGCATTTTTGTCTGTAGTAAGTCACTGTAAAATATAGTATAACTACTCCTGTCCAGATAGGGCTAACACAGGAGTAGAAAATGTTTAGAAAATTACTTAATAGAATAATAGAGGCAAGAACAGAGTCAGCTAGACGTAAGATTGCACGTATGCAACTTTATAGTATGACTGACAGAGAGCTACGAGACTTAGGTATTGGTAGATATGATATAGAAAGAGTTATACTTACAGGTAAAGCTCTTTGAAGAACGCAATAAGTTCTTTAATGATACTAGGAGTACTTTGGGAGGAGGCTCGTGGACCCAGTTACAATAATCGGTGGAGCTACCGTAGCGTTCAATGCGTTGAAGAAAGGCTTTCAGGTAGGTAAAGACCTACAAGATATGTCAGGACAGTTGACTCAATGGGCAGGTTGCATGAGTGATCTGTCCTACGCTGAACAGAAAAACAAAAACCCTCCTTGGTGGAAAGCACTCAATGGTGGGTCTGTTGAAGCAGAAGCTCTAGAGATATTCACAGCTAAAAGAAAAGCTGAAGCAATGAGAAAAGAGCTAAAAGACTGGATTAGTTTTAGTATGGGGCCATCTGCTTGGGATGAACTTGTAGCGACTGAAGGTAAAATACGTAAACAAAAGAAAGAACAAGAGTACCGTAAAGCAGAGATACAAGAAGCAATAATTACTTGGGGTATCTCAGGTGTTCTTCTTTTAGCAGGTGCAGGTACTTTAGGTTTTATAATTTATATGGTGGCATAATGGCAAGAAACTTAACAGAAAAACAACAGAAGTTCTTAGACGTACTGTTTGAAGAAGCTGGAGGTAATCTAGTTAAAGCTAGAAAACTTGCAGGTTATGCAGATGGGGTAGCTACAAAAGCTATTGCAGAGTCTTTAGCAGAAGAGATTGCAGACCTTACAAAGAAGTTTATTTCTTCGTCAGCTGTAAAAGCTGCATACTCAATGTTTGAGGTTATGAACAATCCTACAGACTTAGGTAATAAAGAAAAGATGGCAGCTGCTAAAGATGTTTTAGATCGTAGTGGTTTTATTAAGACAGAAAAAGTAGAAGTATCTGCAGCTAATCCACTATTTATATTACCACAGAAAGCTAATGAAGACGAATAGAACTTGGAAGTTACCCAAACCTGTAGAGGTAGATGGTGAATATGAGTGGCAACCCGTTGTAAGAGTTGGTAGACATGTACCATTTGGGTATAGACAAGACCCTGATGACTGTGATATACTACTACCAATTCCAGAAGAACTAGAGTTGTTTGAAAAAGCTAAGAAGTTTATAAAGCAATACAGTTACCGAGAAGTAGCAGCTTGGCTCAGTACTCAATCTGGAAAATACATTTCACATGTAGGATTATACAAGAGAGTAAAAATTGAGCAACAACGTAAGAACGAAGCTTCAACTCAACGTTACCTCGCCCAAAGGTACAAAGAAGCGTTACAAAAAGCGGAAAAGCTTGAAACCCAAAGACTCGGTTACAGAGAAAGAGTTAGTTCCAGCCCAACCTAAGCCTGAAGAAATAGACTTCGAAAAAGCTAGAGAAGTTATCTTTGAGCCTAACCCTGGACCTCAGACTAGTTTTTTAGCGGCAACAGAACAAGAAGTTCTTTATGGAGGAGCAGCAGGTGGTGGTAAGTCTTATGCGATGGTTGCAGACCCAGTGCGGTACTTGGGGAATCCAAATGCACGAATGCTACTTGTTCGTAGGAGCACAGAAGAGCTTAGAGAGCTTATATCAGTAAGTAAACAACTTTATCCCAAAGCTATACCTGGAATAAAGTTTATGGAAAGAGATAAAACTTGGGTAGCTCCATCAGGTGCTACATTGTGGATGTCCTACCTCGACAGAGAGGATGACGTTATGAGATACCAAGGTCAAGCCTTTAACTGGATTGGCTTTGACGAACTTACACAATGGCCTACACCTTATGCATGGAATTATATGAGATCACGTCTCCGTACAACAAGGGCTTCAGGTTTGCCACTGTATATGAGAGCGACTAGCAACCCTGGAGGTCCAGGCCATCAGTGGGTAAAAAGAACGTTTATTGACCCTCAAGTGCCTAATAACTCGTTCCATGCTACTGATGAAAATGGGGAAGTGATACAGTGGCCTAAAGGTCACAGTCGAGAGGGTGAGCCTCTGTTCAAACGTAAGTTTATTCCTGCCACCCTTTTCGACAACCCTTATTTATCAGATGATGGTTTATACGAAGCCAATCTTCTGTCGTTACCTGAACATCAACGTAGACAACTACTCGAAGGTGATTGGGATATAAACGAAGGTGCAGCTTTTCCTGAGTTTAATAGAAACATACACGTAGTAGAGCCTTACGAGATACCTTCTAACTGGGTTCACTTTAGAGCTTGTGATTATGGTTACGGTTCATACACTGGCATTCTTTGGTTTACTATGGTTCCTGGATCTGAACAGCTAGTAGTATACAGAGAACTCTACGTATCAAAGGTCACAGCTACTGACCTAGCTGACATGGTACTAGAAATAGAAAATGAGTCAGGAGAAAACATACGTTACGGAGTTCTTGACTCATCTCTTTGGCACAAACGTGGAGATACTGGCCCAAGCCTAGCAGAACAAATGATCTTAAAAGGTTGTCGTTGGAGACCCTCAGATAGATCAAAAGGTTCTCGTGTAGCAGGTAAAAATGAATTACATAGACGATTGCAAGTAGATGAATTTACGGAGGAACCTAGACTTGTGTTTTTTTCTAGTTGCACTAACCTTATATCTCAGTTACCCTCTATTCCGTTAGATAAGAAAAATCCAGAGGATGTAGATACACACGCAGAAGACCACTTGTATGATGCCTTAAGGTATGGTATAATGACTAGACCAAGAAGTAATATATTTGATTTTGATCCTGCAGCACAACGTACAGGTTTTCAAGCATCAGATCCAACATTTGGATACTAAGGAAATAAAATGGCAGAAGAAGATTTTGAAGAAATGATTATGGACATGGAAGAGACATCAGCTATAGAAGATGTTGCTGAAGAAGATTATTCAGATCCACTTACAGGTCAGATTATCCAGTTTGTTAAAAATAAATACAGTAAAGCTGAAACAGCTAGACAACTAGATGAAGAACGTTGGATTCAAGCTTACAGAAACTACCGTGGTTTATATGGACCTGATGTACAGTTTACTTCTACGGAAAAATCTAGGGTATTTGTTAAAGTAACTAAAACAAAAGTTCTTGCAGCATATGGTCAAATAGCAGAAGTTTTATTTGGCGGTAATAAATTTCCAGTAACTATTGACCCTACTACTCTTCCAGAGGGAGTTCCTGAGACTGTAAATTTTGAATCTAACGATGAATTGATGAAAGCAAAAGAAACACCAGACTTAGAGCCTGGAGAAACTTTTCCAGACTTTTTAGACAGATTAGGTGGTTTAGAAGATGAACTGGAGCCTGTAGCAGAAAAACTAGAGGAAGGGCCAGGATCAACTCCAAGTGCTATTCAACTCCATCCTGCAGAAATTGCAGCTAAAAAGATGGAAAAGAAAATACATGATCAGTTAGAAGAATCTCATGCAAAGAAACATTTACGTGCTGCTGCTTTTGAGTCAGCACTTTTTGGTACAGGGGTTATGAAAGGCCCGTTTGCTATAGATAAAGAATACCCAAACTGGGATGATGAGGGCAACTACTCTCCTATGTTTAAAACAGTTCCACAAACTACGTCTGTATCTATCTGGAACTTTTACCCAGACCCCGATGCAGCTACTATGGAAGAAGCAGAGTACGTTGTAGAACGCCACAAGATGTCACGTTCTCAAGTACGTGGTTTAAAGAATCGTCCTTATTTTCGTGAGAATGCTGTAGACAATGCTTTACGACTTGGTGAAAGCTACCGCAAACAGTGGTGGGAACACATCATGGAAGATAACTCAGAAGAAGATAGAGCTGATCGTTTTGAGGTTCTAGAGTTCTGGGGTTTTGTGGATAGAGAAATAATAGAAGATCAAGGGGTAGACATACCCTCTGAATTAGAAGATGCGGATCAGCTAAGTGTAAATATCTGGATTTGTAATGGGCAAGTGTTACGTCTTGTAATGAACCCATTTACTCCAGCTTATATTCCTTACTTTGCAGCTCCTTATGAGATGAATCCATACAGTATTTTTGGTGTAGGTATTGCTGAAAACATGGATGACACTCAAACACTAATGAACGGCTTTATGCGAATGGCAGTAGATAATGCAGCTTTGTCTGGTAATCTACTGATTGAGGTAGACGAGACTAATCTCGTCCCAGGGCAAGACCTCTCCGTGTATCCAGGAAAAGTGTTTAGGAGACAGGGAGGGGCGCCTGGTCAAGCCATCTTTGGAACTAAGTTTCCTAACGTAAGTAATGAGAACATGCAGATGTTCGATAAAGCAAGGGTATTATCAGATGAATCAACTGGCTTTCCTTCTTTTGCTCATGGTCAAACAGGCATACAAGGAGTGGGTCGTACTGCTTCTGGTATTTCTATGCTTATGTCTGCTGCCAACGGTAGCATACGTAATGTTGTTAAGAATATAGATGACTATTTACTAGCTCCTTTAGGTAAAGCTTTCTTTAATTTTAATATGCAGTTTGACTTTGATACAGAAATTAAAGGTGATCTGGAGGTAAAAGCCCGTGGTACAGAAAGTCTTATGGCTAATGAAGTACGTAGCCAACGCCTTATGCAATTTATGCAGGTTGTATCAAACCCTGCGCTTGCTCCATTTGCACGTATGGATTACATTGTACGTGAAATTGCTAAGTCAATGGATCTTGATCCAGATAAAGTTGGCAACAATATGGCAGAAGCTGCGGTTCAAGCTGAAATACTGAAAAAATTCCAAGCTGAGAACCCACCACCTGCTCCACCACCAGGTGCTCCAGGTCAAGGAGGTCCACAGGGCGCTCCTGCAGGGGTACAGGTGCAGGATACCCAAGGTAGTGGGGGTGGCACTATAGGAACTGGAACAGCCCCTCAGCCAGGAGAACAGGGCTTCTCAGGTAATACTGGCCCACAACAGGTACAATGAAACTAGTCGTGAATAATACTTTAAAACCTTTTGTCAACAATCCAGAGTTGTATAATCCATTTATGGAAGAGATAACTAAACGGATAGAAAAGACACACAGACGACTTGAGCAGATCAGTGAAGTAGAAGAACTGTATCGTGCTCAAGGTGAAATACGTACACTTAGATCAATGCTAAGACTGAGGGATGACATTAATGGAAGCTCTTAAAGAATCTTTACGTCCAAGACCTAGACCTAGAATACAGACAGGTAAAAAGACCCTACGTAATAGGGTTGTTTGGTCAGACGAGACTTCTGAAGATCCTTACTCCGAGATAACTTATACAGTTCCTTGGGGAGAAGGTTATGCTGTTATTCCCACAGTAGATGCAAACGGTAATAAACTATCTGTTCCAGATGCCTTAGAAAAAACTTTGGATAAAAAATTATTAACATCTTCAAGAAATCCATTAGATTTTGTAACTGGTGAAGAACTTCCTGTATTTTCAACTGAAGAAGAGGCTAACCGTTACGCACAGTGGAGATCAGACACTATGTTTGATGCTGAAGCTATAGCTAAAGGTTTTGAAATAGCACCTACTCAAATTTTTCCTGATGCTCCTCCACCTGAAGTAGACAACCGAAGTATTACTAATAAGGTTATAAATAAGCTAAATAGATTCTTAGCTTACACTGGTGTAAAATCTTACAAGGGTGAGATAGAAGGTTTTGATGAGGGTGCTTTAGTAGAACAAAGACCTATGTCGTTTAGTGGAGTAGCTGCACCTGATACTAAAGGTTTAAGTTATTCTGAGATTATATTAGACAGTATAATAGGTTTAGAAAATAACTACGAAACTGGTGTAGAAGGTATTGTCAAACAGTTTAATCAAGATAGAATGGGGTTTTTAAAGACATTAGGTAAAACTATTTATGATGAGACTGTAGATTTTATATCTTCACCAGTAGATATGCAAGGGCTTGAAAAAGTCAATCCAATGGTTGCACCAGAACTAAAGGTTGCAGAGTTTGGCGTAAATATAGCTAATGAACTAAAACAAGCAGTTGAAAGATTATCTTCTCAAGATCTTAATACTAGACTTCAAAGTATGTTTGGGGTTGATTATAATAATGCCACTGATGATCAGGTATCTAAGGCTAGGGAGTCTGTTCTTGGTGATGGTTTAATTGTTGCTGAAGTTATACCTGCTGTAAGAGCAGCTAGTAAAGCTGTTCCTGGAGAAGTTAAAGCAGACCTTATGGGTCAAACAAGAGCTTTACTTGAGGGTGACATTGTAGAGTTTAGTCAAACTTCATCCCAACCACCAAAAGGCGTAGGTGCAAATGTTCCTGGTATGTTCCCCAAAAGATCTGATGATGGAATAACATCATATTTAGAAGAAGAAGCACTAGATCCCGATTTTAGTCTTATAGATATGGATCAAAAATATGGGCAGTATCTACCATCTGGTGAAGCATTTGTAAATACCATGAGGGATGATAAGCTAAACTTACGTAGTCTTTCCGTAGACCCTTACATACCTTTACTTATTGATACACTTGACGGTGTTGATTCTGATGAATATACAATAAGTGAAGCTTTCGATACTATAACAAAAGATTTAAAAGACGTTGCAAAACAAAGATCATCATATTACGTACCATTTTTAAATGATAAAGATATAAAATTAGAAGACGTACCTAGCATTACTGATCAACAAGTAAATCAGTTCAATGAGCATGGTTATTATAATTTTAATCGTCTTACAATCGATTTAGGGTTTGGCCCTAAGTTTAAAGAAATAGGTGAAGTTACATTACCAGATGTTGTTACTACAGATTATTTTGAACAAGTACAAGCTGACCTTCTTTTTAGTATAGAAAAGAAAATTAAAAAAGAAATACCAGAGTTACCGTTTAATAAATTAGCACGTTTAGTTGGGCTGTCAAATTCAGATGAGTTACTTTCTGATATAACAAAAGATCAACTTGCAACTATGAATACTTATAGTGAAGCTAGCACAAAAAGAGATTTTCTTGATAAACAATTAACTGAATTTATAATTGAATCAGGTCTTTTAGATGGTCATTATATATCTGACCCTAGAAAGTACAGAAGGGTTACAAAAAATCCTATTAACGACTCAGAAAATTTTTTTGATTTAGATGCTGATGCAGCTTTTTTTGCCGATCTTACACCTAGAACTACCCGAGTTGATGCTAACACAGGTAGAACTATCTCTGAAACAGACCCAGGAAAAATTATAGATGGGCAAAGAAAATATAAATTTGAAGCAGTGTTTGGAGCAGTTACAACGGAAAACCCTCTTCCTTTGTTTAATGTTACTAATAACGAATCTTTTTTAATTAATGGTATAAAAGAATCTCTAAAAGATTATTTAAGAAAATTAGACCTCAATCAAAAAACACCTCAAGGAGATACTTTAGGTGAAGTTTCAAAAGTTTATACTGAAGATCTTATAGCTACTGAAGCAAGAAGAGAATTAATATCTGGGCCAAACACATCTACAGTTAAAGATTTAGAAAATATAGGTAAAATAGTTCTTTTAGAGTTAGGGCAGTCAGCTAATAAAGCTGTTCCTGGTGCTAGAGTACTTGAAGCTTTAGAAAATGATCCACGAATTAAAAATGCAAATATACCCCCTTATTTTAAAAGTTCTCAATTTAAGGGTAGGATGGTTACTCCTTTAGAGTATGAAGAATTAGCAGACGAATATTATAAAAAAAGTCCTGCAGTTACTTATCCTGAAGAAGTGTCGAATAATTATGATGATTTTCAAAGACAAGATTTTAATCAAAATCCTAACAGTGGTAGGTTTGTAGGCGGAAATGTTGTAGAAACTTATCAAAGAGAAATAATTGCTGAAGCAAGTCCAGAGAACAGAGTTCCAGCATTTACTGTAAGAAATCAACAGCATTACGATGATAGAGGATTAGCTCATACACGTTACACTGAAATAGAGCCTATAGACGTAACTGATGAATCTGCTATTAGAGAGACTTACCCTGAATTAGAACTTAGAGACTTAGATACAGATCTTGCAAAAGGCTTAGAAGATTTTGAATCTATAATTAACTATGAAAATTACTTTCTTGTAGATGAATTACAATCTGATCTTATATCTAGAGGTTATAATGTTTACAAACGAATACCTTTTACTAAAGAAGTAGTTAGGAATGCTATAGACTCAAAATCTAGTAAAAGTATTATAGACGAGGCTATGTCAGGTTTTGATATTGATGCTTACAA